TACACAACTTTAAACTGTAAAGGAAGGTATGCACGATCTCGCTCTAAAAAACCCTGACCAAATAAAACAAGAATTAGATTCTATCTCAGAACAAATGTCAGAAGCATTATATACTTTTAGACGTTGCGAAGAATTTAAGAAAATAACATTCAGTCAAATAACTTTAACTAAGAAATTAGAAAAGAATTGTTCGGTAGCTGAAGCTGAGAAGTGGGCTTATTCTGATAAAGATTACGCAACAATAATAGAAGGTTTATTAGTTGCAGAAAAAAACTATTCTATTTTAAAAGGTAAGTATGCTAACTTACAAAGCTGGGTTGATCTTTATAGATCATGGCTTGTAACTCAAAGAGATTTGAGTAGATGAAAATAATCCAACCAAAAGGAACATTAAATGAATTGGGATATAAAGAACGAGTTGAAAACTACATTGACTATGCCGAACAAAGATTTGAGGAGTATTGTAAAACTAAATCTTTTCATTATAAAAAGCTTCTTTTTAATGATGATGCTGATTTTGGTAATTCCCCTATCCCTTATTTTCATAAACTTGGGATTCTTAGTGCTTTACCTGATTACTTTGTTTACTCCAAAGAAACCGAACAACGTAAAAGCCAGTTCTTCGTGGAAGTCAAAGCTTCCAACAAACTTAAACTAAAAGATTTAAAGAAGTATATTACATTCGCACAAATGTTCTGCGATAGTAGATACACTCAATATACAATATGCTTTGCTTTTAAAGATGGTTTAAAGTTTAAATCAGTAGATCAAATATTAAAGTTGTTACCACAATCAAAGATTCAAACTTGGAATGATGGTATTGAATATTATCTACTGCCGATTTAGTGAATAGTATTTGAAATATCTTCATAGTAATCATACCAGTTACACTCCTCTAAATCCCACTCAACAGAAGTAATCCTAAGTTTTTTAACTTGTTTTAATGAAGCTAGAAATGAATTTGAATTTGCAAAGTTTTGGCTATCAAAAAATCTGACGTGAGCAACATCTTCTTTAATGTTTTCATCATTTACCTTTACAAAATTTATTGCATAGGTAACTAGATAAAAGTTCATTTAGTTTTGATCTCTTTGATTCTCTTAATTCCATGTTTATCAGTTTCTATAATGGCTTCAACTTCTTTACATGACCATTTAGTAACATCATTAGTTCCATCACGTTCAACTTTGCGTTTTTGTTCTAAGCAATCTGCGACATTTAATTTTGGAGAATAACCTTCTAGTTTGTCATTCATATACATCAGTAAAGCAAATACCACTTCAAACATTATTTACCTCTTAATGAATCTAATTCTTTTTCTAGCTTATCTATTTTCTTTTCTAACTGACTAATAATTACTTTAGTGTGTACGTTTTCTTCTAATTGTTTTGAGTGCTTGTCTATTGATTTAGCTTGGTACTCAATCAACATATACATCTCTTGGTTCTTAGGAGTTTGTTCTGCTTTTTTAAGTAAGTCTTGCGACATTAATTTCTCATTAGTTTCAAGTCTATTAAGTCTTTCAACGATTCCAAAATAAGTCCAAACAGCTACAACGATAGCAGATACAATAGCTACTATGTTTTTAATAGGTAAAGATACTTGCGTTTGATCGCTTAACTTTAGACTATCCATTTTCTTGATTCTTGTTTACTGGTCTTGTAGCTAAACTTCTTGCAATAGACTCTCCTGATCTTCCAATGGTATAGCCACCCAAACCTACTGTAAGTAATGTCCAAACATCAGAAGGAAGTTCTACTTGTGTTTTAACTTTGATTATAAGAAATAAAATTGGGCTAAGAATATAATTCCAAGCTACAATTAAAATAAGTAAGTACATAAGAGTTGGTCTCCAACCAGAAACATACCAATTACTTTTAGCTTCTGCTTCAATAATTTTTGCAGATGCTTTCATTTCTTCTGTGCCTGATTGCATTAACTGCATATTCATTTCAGCTTTTAATTTTTCAGCTAAATCTTTATCAGGAATAGCTTTATCAACTGTTTTAAATATTGTTGTAAGGAGTGGTGCAAAAGCACTTAAAGCTGGTAGCATATTAATCTATTGCACAAATGTTAATTTCACCTGAACCACCACCATGATGAATAAAAGCTACCTTTTGACCAGACACAAAAGCAAATATTTCTACATGATTTTCTGGTATCATTAAATCTTCTTCTGTGGCAGTAGGGTTTGTTCCAAATCTAATATGACAATGAGCAGTAGTTGAAATCCTTATTAATCCTGAACCAGTAGTAATAACTCCTGACTGTGCTGAGTCAGAACCTATGTCGTGAGTTTCTGATACATAATCTGGGTCTATCTTAGTTACTATATAATTTGACATATCTTATCTTAAACTCCTTAAATTTGCCTGTTTAAACCGACAAATTACCCCTTTTTTTTGATATTATAGGTTTAGTTGTCGTGTATCGTAATTTTAAAGCAACTATGCCTTAAAATAGGTTTAAATGATATTATCTACTTTTGGTTGTATCTATAAGTAGTTCTATGTAGTGTTTAGCTTTTTCTAAGTCGCTTACACCACCCTTCTCTTTAAAACGTAGCACGTACTTTATAATGTTTCCTTCTACAAATCCAATATTATTTTTGATGATAAATTCTACTGGTTGGATTTTATATTTCTTGTAATGGCTTCCACCAACTTGTTTTTTATAAGACTTCATAGATAGTTCTTCCGTTTCCTTTATATGCTCTTAAATATTGTTTTCTATTTCCTGATGGTTTGTAAGAACAATGTACCCAACCAGAATTAGGTTCTTCAGGTTTCCAAAATTCAAGAATACATTGGTCATAATCTAAGTGATTAACTATCCAGTCAGAAACTTCTTTATTAGGTATTCCTAAGATTTCAAAATCTACTGCTTGTCCAAATGTATGTTGTGAAGTCGCAGAACTTCCTATGGCTTTGCACAACTCAGGAGAACGATAGCCAGAAGTAATTGTAATTGGTTTGTTAAAATAGTTTCTTACAGGTTCTAAAATAAACTGGCATACATTTTGTAGATTAACTAGAACTTCATCAGTTGGAGTATTGTCTATCTGTAATCTGATTGCAGTATCAGAATAGATAAATTCTCTTAGAGAAAAATTTAAACTAACTTGCCTATCCATTTGCCATCTCTATTTAAAACACAAGGTGCTAACTTGGGTTGTGAATCTATTATTAAACCAGTTCCAATTATAAATCTAGTTTTAAAATTCTTAGCATATTCAAAAGCTAAAGACTTTTGATCTATTAAACAACCTACTTGCATACCCCAAAAAAGATTATCAGGATTAGCCCAGTATTCTATTTTAAACTTAGTATGAAAATGTCCCTGTACACAATTCATTCCATTTGTTTGTGATACTTTTAAAACGTCAGCAGAACGACCATGAGTAAATAAGCATCTTTGTTTATTTGGTAGAGTAATAGTCAAGTCATCTGCCCACTTCCATTTCTTAGTTCCTAAAAACTCGCCATATTCTTTTAGATATGCTCTAGGCATACCATGTTTTAATGCACGTCTATAAACCATTGATGAATGGTTAGAATCTATTTCTATAAGTTCAGGGAATATTGATTCAAGTTCTTTTACATAATCTTTTGCTTTAACAAGTTCGTGTCCAGCAGAAAACAAATCAGGGTTTGAATCGTGGAAACTTAGTGCGTGATGATCTAATAAATCACCAATAGACATTACGAATGTAGGTTTGTATTCCTTTTTTAATGCTTTTAGAAAATCAAAAGAATCTTGCCTATGATAAGGCAAATGTAAATCTGATATAACCAGAATCCTTCTTGTGTCCATAACTAACTACTAGTTGTATTCGTTTTACTTGGCAAGGAATAAAGTTAATAGTGCCATACTTAAAGTTCCAAGAGCAATAAAGATAGACCAGAATAGTTTTTCTAATCTTTTCTCCAGCTTATAAACTGAAGTACCTAGTATTTTAATTTCTCTACGGATTCCTGTTATATGTCCCTTTAGACTGATTAATTCTTCGTTGTGAGTTCTTGCCATTGTCGTTTAAGCATTTGCAAGACTTTAGCAAGACACACCCACCAATCCAA